GTACACCTGAGTACACCTGAGTTATACCTGTATATACATATCCTTATTAATACCTTCTATACTATACACATAGGTTAACACTGGTTTCACTAATACGGGGTCTTTAATAGATATAGTATGCATTTGTTTATGGCATACTAGATATAGGTTTAGACCATAAGTTGCATATACTGTATGCTATGCGTGTGGCTATGCGTGTGGCTGTGTGTATGCCGTAGGTATGAGAGCATAGGCCGTGCTTAATGTGTGCGTGTGTGTGGCTATGTGTATGGCCTGTGTGTGCTGTGTGTGTGGCCTAAGGTAAAAAAACAGACTAGCCCACGCATACGCACAAACAAAATGCGCCGTGACCCCGCCTGTATGCCTGTGGTTATGCCTATATATAGACTAATTGTTGCCTTTATTGGTCTGCCTGTGCCTGCTTTTGGTGGGCTTTTGGTGATGCCTACGGGGAAACTCGGTTGGGTGTATATCGATATACCCCCTCATATTTTTTGGTAAAATATTTGACTAAAGTTCCCGTATTAGTGAGACTATTGTTAACCTATGTGTATATACTACTTACTTATACCCTTAACTATATCAGCTAAAGACACTGCTCTGTCTGGTGTCTGTATAGCCCACTTACTCTTTAGCATCTCTTTAGAAGCATTCTCATAGTCACCGTTGTTAAGATGCTCTAATGTTTTCTTAAATTTAGACACTCCAGTAGCACCTATTTGATATACCATTTCTGTAACCACTCCAAATGCAACAGGGTCTACTTTGCTAGAATCAATTAATTGCTCAGTTGACTTAACAGCTTTTGAAATATCATTTTGAAAAATATTCTCCCAGCCTTCTTTAGTATCTGGAATAGTTTCTCCAGCTTGTATCACATGTCCATATCCACCTGTTTTAAAGTTTTCTTTAACATGTTTACCATCAGATTGTTTGTATTTTAATTCATAAGGTAATAATCTATAACCTTCGTGTTTCTTAATTCTACCAGCAACTTGCTCCATCTGTGGGTATTTTGTGTAAATGTCTTCACTCATATAAATCTTTCTTCTCTAGGTTTTCTACCAATAGCAGATTCCATAAATTTCTCAAGGTCTGCATCAAGTAAATCTTCTTTGTGTTGGTTATAGGATAATGTTTGGTCTCTATCCATACGTTGTACCCAGTAGTTAGCTGCAATAGCCAAAGCATCTATCTGGTCATCATGTCGTAATGCGCCTTTATCCCTAGTTATCCTAGTCATTTGTCTAAATAACTGATGGTCAGGCTCTAATTTAAAGTCTTCTTTGATAAGTAAGTCATCTATAACCAGTCTATGACTGTTCATAATAGGCTCTAAAGTATCAATAATACGCTTTTCTTTCTGTATATTGTGTCTAACTTCCTCTATTTCACAAGGGTGTATCTTAGCCATCACAGGTTTTAACAAAGCAGTAGCCATACCGTCACCAAAGTTACTCTCAATGACCACATAGTTTACTTCTTGTTGTTTAGCAATTTGACTTAATTTTGCCATAGTTTCCTCTGAGTAACCACCATCTAATGAACCGATAGCAGTCAGGTACAACACACCGTGTAACATCTTTAATACACTGTAAGCTGTCTTGTCTTCTCCTCTACCAGAGGGGTCTATAGACATCACAGAGCCCTCAAATTTCGTGAATTCGGGACTTGTGTACATCGGGGCTACATAATAGTCTCCCTTGAGCCCTACGTTAGGTATTTCGGGGTCTACGGCCTTAATTTGTTCTACTCCAGATGCCCATTGTACCTTAGCAGGAGCTTCTTTCCATGTGGAAGAACCTGATAAGACAATTAAGTCGTTTAGCTTTAAAGGGTATCTATTAGCGTCAGACATAGTAGTGTCTAACATAAACTGTAAGTTGAACCCAGAGCGACCATAAGAAGACATACGCTCTAGTAAGTCTACTTCATCAAATCGTTTAGGGTCTGTTGGTTTACCTTCTTGACCTTCAACAGAGTTAATCATAGGTGCTATCTTATGTCCAAAAGATGTAATCTGTACCTTAGTTGGATATAGAGCTGTCCATATACGTGTTTTAAAACCACGTTCTTCTAAATCATTATACAAAGACATCTCTGTCTGTGGTGTCCCTAGAAATATAATTCTACCAATGCTAGGTTTAATAATTGCATCAAATTCTTTAACAGTCTCACCTAATCTGTCTCTCATCAGTTGTGTCTGAGAGTTATTAGCTGATTCTACGTCATCCGCAATAATTAAGTCTGCACGTGACCCTGTAAGTTGGCCTGTGATACCCATAGATTTAACTGAAGGTGCATGTGATGCAGTCGCTGGTGCAACATCAAAGCTAACCTTAGAACTTCTTTGGTCTGCTCTAGGTATTAGATGTTGTAACATAGGCATCTCACCTATTAATCTCTGTGTAAAGGTACTAAAGTCATCAGCTCTTGATTTACTTGCTGATACCACTAAGATGTTTCTTTGTGGGTTTAATAATAGTTGATGACACACGAATGCTGAAGTAATCCAAGATTTACCTACGCCCCTAAAAGCTTCTATCACAAGTCGTTTCTCGGGTGACTGTAAGTAGTCAGCTATATCGTATTGTATCGGTGTTGGCTCTGGTAAGTTTAAGTGTTTCCAACACAAATATAAAAAGTTTTTAAAGTTATTTATTTTACTCATCAAATGGTACGCTATCAAGAATGTTGTCTGGCTTCTTGTTTAGACTTGGAGAGCTATAAGCTTTACATACATCTAAACATACTTTCATCTCAGATGCAGTTAATTCTTGTCCTGATTTTAATTTCTCATAAGCATGTGAAACTAATAACTCTGGTAATTCTTTTAATATTTTGTCTATCTTAGACTGGTTGTTACATTGGCATGAAGAATATTCTTTTCCACATGAACACGCTTTCATTTCTACTGGTATATTATCCACGACCTTGTCCTTTATAAGTTTTTTTATCTTTTTTTGAATGTCTGCCTTTGCGTTTAATACGCTTGTGCCTGAACACTGTTTCCGTCTGTTTTTTAGCCATTACTTTCTCTTTATTTTATTACATACATATAAATGCTTCCAAAGCTTATTCTCAAAACGGCTAACTACTTTTAATAACCAAACTAAAAATTTTCTGTACATAAAGTTTTCCCTCTATAACATGTGTTTAAAAGGGTTTAAGTCTTCAATATTCTTTTCCAACTCTTTCCAATATCTGTATATTTCTTTTATTTTCTTAATCATCTTAATGGGTTTTTATTAGTTTCTTTAATTTCTTGTATTTGAAGATTAAGTATTTTAATTTCTCTTTGCACAATAGCAACTTCTTTTTCTAAAGAAACAAGTGAAGACAAATCAGGAGCTTGTATATTAGATAACTGTTCTATTTTAGCTTCCATTCTAGCAAACTTAGTAAAACCAGCACCTGTAGAACCTATAAGTCCTAAGATAACCATTACTACAGCTATGTTATTTTTTAATTTATCCATTTCTTAAATCCTCTATTTCTAAAATTAATCTTTGTTTTTCGTATTTGATTGCATTAAGTTTCTTTTCACGCATAACTACTGGGTCATTATTAACGTATACATCAAGTGTTGCATTAGAATATATAATCCTAGTGTCTAACATTAAATCTTGATTAAGATATATGTTTTTTGATTTGTAAAACACAGTGTTACTATATGTTGCTAAAGATATTTCATCATTAAGCATTGCGTCTAATTTAAGCAAGCTTTTAATTTGTAGATTTTTTGAAACATCTTTTACATTAATGTCAACATTAGCTAATTTATCAGTTAAAGAAACTTTTTTTGTTTTTTTTACTTTTTTAATTTCTTTTTTGGCTTTAACTTTGACGGCTTTACTTTTTTTGGTTTCATTTTGTACATTAGTTGTCTCCTTTTTAGTTATTATTTCTTTTTTAGGTTCATCTTTAACTTCTTGTGTAATTTCTTTGGTAGGCTTTTCAGCAATTTTAGACGCATTGCTAGGTGTTTCTTTAACAATTTCTTTTATTATAGGTTCTTTTTTAGGTAATTCTGGTGCTTTTGGTTCTTTATACTCTTCTACAACGGGGTCATTAGTAATAATAGCCATTTTTGGCATAGGTGATTTTATTACAATTTCTTCTTTAAATTTTAAATCTTCTTCTATTTTAAAATCTTCAAATAAATTTTGTATAGTGTTTTGAACTTCCAACTCTATAGGCTGAGATTCGTAAGTGACTGTGAGAGAGGGCTCTCTAAGGTCAACCCCATAATGAGCGTTTGTAACATTTGATGAATCTGTAAAATCATATCTAACTGATAGGTTGTAGTCGGTTTGTAAATTTGAAAGTACAACACTAGTATCAGAGCCAACGCTAAAACTACCACAGTTATTACTGCCACAGCTATCACTAGTATAATTCCTAATTTGTGTTGTTGTCTCGCCATTTGCTCCTGTTATAGTTATTGTTGATTTGACATTACTTTCATAAGTATTCCAATGCCAGTATTCAAATTGATGATTAGTTGTAAAACCATTTTGCAATTGAACTTCTGTAAGATTTGCGTCATTCTTAACACTTACATTATTACTTTGAATATAAGTATTATGTTCAGCCGCAATTACATTAGAACCGTGTCTACCGTCTGCTGTTCCAGACCATGACCCTGCATCAAAGTTTTTATCAAGTAAATTGTTAGTAGTAATTTCTTCTGCGGTTGCTTTGTTAACAGAAGCTGCAAAACAAGATAACATAAGCCAAAGTAATGACCCAAGTACCACCATAGTTTTCCAATTCATTATTTTAACTTCTCTATTGTAATTTCTTTATCTTTTTTCTTTTGAATCTTTACCCATTTTTCATAAGTAGGCATTTCATAATTGTATTGTTCTTTAATTAATTTCATACTAGCTTTCCCTATCTG